GCCCTAGTATATGCGCGAAAAAAAAACGGGTTTAGAAGTTAAGGAGGGGGGGGGGAACGTACACATGACACTGGCTATGACAGTGGATTGGAGGCTAAAGGAGGACAAGTATAGAACCCATTGGGGTTGTGTGTGTAGTTGCTGTATTGTCCCAAGGTCATGTAGCAAGGGAAACAATTGTTTGTAGTGCAGATGGTGGCGTGCCTGTTCTTTGCTCTGCGGTTGGCAATGCTTGATGCTCCTACACCACCTGTACCAGGTTTGTATTTATTGAATATATCCCTTGACTTACTGTTGCATGTGATGTTTCCTCCTGGCCCGAATTTGGTGGAGCGGCGTCCACCCACACCGACATTCTTTTTATACAGAAATCCTGGAAAATTGGTACTATTTCCGTACCAAAATTGTCCGTTTGAGTTGCTTCCATTTCCGATTCGTCCTGACATTTGTTTGTATATATATATAATATACTAAATATACAAATAAAATAATGGGTATCCAAAAAAAAATTAAGTAGTCATTCTTTCTCAAATTTCTCGGACACAAATTTCTCTCCCGCTCTCTTCTCATAGATTGTATTTGTATTTATTTCAGAAACCATATAGCAGCTCTCCTTTTTCGCGGTATTTGCGACAGACAAAGCACTGTCCATCCATCCCCAAGTAATGGTCATACCCATGACTACAGAAATAGGGCAGTTTGAATTCGAAAGCAATCCAAAAGTCTTCGAGTTTGTCGAGTGTATGAGACGTCGTCTCATTTGTCTCTTGGTCCCCAAAATAACTCGAACGATATCGCTGCACAAATTCTGGATGACCCAACGAGCACCTACATAGAGGACATCGTGCATTGGAAGTATATTTGGTGGAAAGCCATTTGGTCTCCATGTATTTGCATAAACACGCCTTGTGAAAGGCATGCCCGCATGGAGTGACAAAGGCTGACCGTTTGGTTTGAATAGCATCACAACAAATAGGACATTCATCACCTGGACGCACATAGCACTTTCTCTTTAAGCTGCATGGAACCTGTGGGTCCCCAATCGTATGAGGCAAAAGAACCTCGCAAGGTCCAGCGGAACGTTCATACAGGGGAAAGACATCTTCGGCAGTGGTCATTTAATGATATGTTTGTACATCATATCATGAAACGGGGAAAGAACATCAATTTTTTTTATTTGTTTATGAAATCTTGCGGGTAGGAATGTCGCTGGAGACAATGTAGATGGAATTTTCGGTGATGACAATGTAATCAGAACCTGTTTTGTAGAATTTCTGAATGGTACTGGTATACTCATCCTCTGAACGTACAAGCAACTTGTCGCCATTGTCCTTCGCACCAATCAAGGCTTTCTTGTCCAACGACGGTGTCCAATAATCTAACATGATGGGTTTGTCGTCGACGATGGCAATCTTACTCGCATGCTTCATGGTCTGTTCACCTGGCAAACGATAATTAAAGGGTGCTGCTGCACTGCCTCCTGCAGGAGCTTCCGATTTAGTTGTCACAGACATTGGTTGATGGTATAATTTTATATTATTTTTAGTCTTTAAATACTTATACGTTTTATATATTTATTTGCAACGTGAGTGAAAGAACCAACAAAGACATTTTTTGGCGAAATGCATGCATTCAAAAAGTTCTCTTTACTTATGATAATTATGATAATTATAATAATGACAAATTATAGTATATGAAAAACGTTTCCACCAAAGATACTAATTATTCTCTCCATAATGCCGAGAATTTTTGCACCGAACTAGAAGACAGTGTCCCCGAAGCATGCCAAAAGATTGCAGAATTGTTCCTAGACTACTTCAAATTCATGACAGAAAATGTCCATCTTAAAAACAAGAAACTCTTGCGATTTATCTTGGGAAGAGGTTTAGACACAATCACCAACGTTTTCAACCATTTGTTGCTCTATACCAAGAACGCACATGTCACCTACTTTCACTGTCAAAAAGCATTTTACTTTTATGCTGAATTTGTGGGACAAATCTCAGAGGACGAGAAGCAGTTTCTGCAGCTCAGCTCACGAGACGCAACCACGTATGTGTACAAGAAAACAATCTTTGAAGTTTCCGCGAACATGAAGAAGACAAACGAGACATTGTCGGATGCTACCAAAGCGAAACTCAACAGCATCCATGCGCATCTACAGTTGTATCGTCTGTTGCTGTCGAAACTCATTCAGGACGATGACATCGCCAACACCGAGACCGAGACCGAGACCGAGACCTTGGCGAAATTGTATGCCAAGTTGCACGGGTTGCCGGACAATGTTGTCGATAAATTGTACCACCTGTCCGACAAATTGATGTGCCTCGCTGCCGACAGCGACATGTTGTTCGATGTTCTCTCCACGGTGGCTCGAAAAGCAAAAAAAAATCCAGAAATAATTTCTAATGTGACCCACAAAGTATTAAGCGAAGAATTTCTCGACAAATTGTTTCCCCCAGACAAATTTCTACCCGACAAATTTATACACTGGTTGACGAACTAACCTCAATCATGACACTTTTGCGTCGTACTTTCTTGGATTTGTCCTTCAGTGCAAATGGTTCGCCACCTGCAATGGTCTTTTGACAAATGTGTTTGTACTCGTTTCTCAGGATAATCTTCAAATACTCATAGATGACCAACAGGACATTTTCGTCGCATTTGCCCACAATCAGCACGCTGCCAGTGCGAAATATCATGAACGACACCTCGCGCACATTCTTGTACAAGTGCTTGTTTTCTTCGGATATCTGACACCCGTTCTGAATGTCTCCCGTATCCGGGTTAAAGTAGAACTTGCACTGGATACCGGGATAGGAACACGGGTCATAGATGCACTGAATGTTGTACTTGAATTTCAGCGCGTCGTACAGTGTCTCGCGGTTGATGTAAAATCCACAATTGAAATTCGAGTTAATCAGAACCGTTTCGTTCGTGTCGGGTTTGTAACCCAGTGGGTTGGTGAAGAAGGGTTGCAAGGTGTTCTTCACTTGGTCCAGTATAAGAAGGAACACCGACTCATTTTGGATACCCGGTATCTCCAGCTTGCCAGTGTTGAACACCTTGACATGGAATTCCTTGAACACATCGTCGACCTTCAAGCGCAGAATGATAACAAAGCAGTTGTAAAAGGCGCTCTTCTTCTTGCAGCGATAACTCATGATATCCTTTTTCGAAATACCGATGCTCAGCTTGCGGATGTCCTTGAACTTAATGCGCCCAGAAGGATTGTCAATGTGTGTTATCACATGCTCCTCGTAATAGGGCTCCTTCTTGATGCGGTCTTGGATGACATCCAGTTCTTCTTGCGAGAACAAGTTGAACTTCATTTGTTTTTTCACAACACCGTTTTCGGGTTTCGAATACAGCATGACAGGGATTTCCCAAAACACCGTTTTCAAATCAATGGTGGAGTCCAGGTACGCAATTTTGGTTTTGGTGCTGATATAGATGTCAGTGGGTTTAGGTGGCTCCTCACCGAGCTCCAACGGCAATGCATCTTGAAGGGTTGCCATGTCCGCGAAGACTGGCTCGTCGTCGTCATCAGAAGAGACAGATGATATATCATCATCCTTCCCTGATGATATAAAATGTGCCCACTCTTGGTCAATGTCGGTCATCATCTTGTTTGATTAAATAGTATTATCATTGAGTCTTTATATTCTTTATATAATCTATTTCAATTATTTTCTTTAATATATATAATATAAAGGGAACGCACATGCTCGCCACAACCAAGCGCAACAACAGCGTCATTTATGAACGAAGTGAAATTATCCCGATACCTGCGTCGTCCCAAGCAGGTCCCTCGTCTCCGGTTGGCGAGTATAGCCTGAAGCAACATTTCTTTGATCCATCTAAAAGTTCCCCTCCTAACGAATTTATGTTGAAGCTTCGGCAACGGGTGAGCAAATTTCATTTCGACAAAAAGGAGGACAATTGGCTGATGGAGTAATGCATGCAGCTTTTGTTGTTCTGGTTAGGAGAATGCATCAAGTTTTCCACGAAATTCAAGAAGTCGCTGTCCACGTATTTAGGATGAGACCGAATAATGTAATCGAGAAAATCCTTTATTATATTTTTCTTGTCAATGTTGTAGTTGACACTGAGTGTGTAGATGAACTGACTGATACTTGCGATGGACTCGCGTCGCGCCAGTTTCTCGCGAAGGGTGTCCCACACTTCGTTGTCCATGATGTGCAAGGCATCGTTCTCCATGTCCTGATTGGATTGCATGAAGTTAATCATGCTGCGAATATCTGACTTGAATAGCTTCTGAATACCCGACAACGTCTTTGTGGACAATTGCAAATTTTCCGACACCGAAATTTGGTCCAGAAAGGAGATGATGGATTCACGAGGCAACTGGTTAAACCGCAGCTTGATGAATTCATTTTGCAGACCCTCGTCTATCTTGCTAATGTAGTTGCAAATCAAGCAGAATCGCACGTTGCTGGTGTAGTTTTGAAGCAAATACCGCAATGCCTGCTGCGCATTTTTGGTCATGTAATCGACTTCATCCAAAATGACAAACTTCATGCCATGGTTGAACAATGGGTTCGAATTCACGAAGAAGTTGATTTGGTTGCGAATAATGTCGATGCCCCTCTCGTCGGAAGCATTCAAATGAATGATGAGGTCCCTATTCCGTTTATTCAGTTTGTCTTGGTATGCATTAATAAGGTTGATAATGGTGGTGGTTTTGCCTGTTCCAGGTGGTCCATAGAAGAGCAAATTGGGAAAATAGGATGTGTCGATAATGTTTTTCAGCATTTGTTTGTTCAAGGGGTCCAGCACAATGTTGTCAATACTTTGTGGACGATACAGCTCCATGAACGGAATCCCGCTACTGCTGCTGCTTGTGCTTGCACTTGCGCTTGCAATTGATGCCATCAATCAGGTCTTTGCTTCTCTTTATTAGTTTTGCCTCATTGTATTTAATATGTAATTTTTATAATTTTTGAAATTTTCTATAATTTTTGAAATTTTTTACAATTTATGTCCTTTTCCACAAATGTCATTTGGAACATTTGGGTATAAAGATATGTGTCCTAATCTCAGTATCTATTTATTCATCTATCCCATCCAGATATGAATTCCACCTCTTGTTCACGCGGTGGGTACCTCGAAGTCATTCTGGGACCCATGTTTTCGGGGAAAAGCTCGCGACTTGTCGAAGTCTACAAGCAATGCACCTTTTGCAATATTTCGGTCACAGCCATCAACCACGCCATCGACAATCGATATGACAACCAACTTCTCTCCACCCATGACAAAGTCATGATACCCTGCATTCGAGCAGAACGGTTGCAAGACGTTTGGCCCACAGAGGTCGACACAGCGGACGTCGTTCTTATCAACGAAGGCCAGTTCTTTGAGGACTTGTATGAAGCGGTCGAAGACATGTTGCAAAAGGGCAAACAAGTGTATGTATGTGGGTTGGATGGCGATTTTGAAAGGAAACGGTTTGGCAAAATATTGGACCTTATTCCGTTGTGCGATACGGTGACCAAACTGAGTTCTCTCTGTTCTATTTGTAAAAATGGCACCAAAGGAATCTTTTCTATGCGACTGACAGGAGAGAAGGAGCAAACCGTGGTTGGTTCCGAGAATTATATTCCAGTCTGCCGAGACTGCTACGAAAAGAGGGCGTAAAGATTATATCAAAACAATTTAAATCAATTCTTGATATAAACTATAACAAGAACATAAAACTTATCAATCATGGCGCCGACTACTACTACTGCTGCTGCTGCCCCAGAGACCAAGAAGCGTGGCCGCAAATCCAAGAAGGACACGATTGCAACCCCAACCTCAGAGAACAACATCGTTGTCCACATCGAAGAAGCCCCCATACCCGAACCCGATACCGTCCCCATTATTGCCAGCATTGTTGGCTCCGAAGAAGACAAACCCTCCACGAGCGAAAAGGCTACAGCGAAGAAAAGAGGACGTAAGCCCAAGGGAGGAAAAATTATCCAGCAAATTCTTCCGCTGACCACTGTGAAGGAGGCCAAGCCCAACGTGATTTTGCATCTAAAATGCTCCTTAAAAGATTTGCAAAACAGCAACATTTTCGGGTCCAGCTTGGAAGGCTTCTCTTTCTCCAACGGATTTGGAGAGACCGCGACGGCAGAAACCGTGGTTGTCTCGTTTGCTCCACACGAAGAAGCGGAGACAGCTGCAGTCGAAGAATGCAGTGATACACGAGGTGGAAACGACATTCGAGACATCTGGAAGAAGTTGAAGGTCTTGGAACACAATCTCCACGTAAACAACACCGACAACAAGAAGTCGGCATGCTTTTGGGACACGTGCGAGTTCGACAACCCACCCGTCTACATTCCGAAGCATTACATGAATGATACGTATCAAGTGTATGGTTGCTTTTGCAGCCCAGAATGTGCGGTTGCACACCTCATGGAAGAGAACATCGATAGTTCGGTGAAGTTTGAGCGATACCAACAGATAAACCATATTTATTCCAAGGTGTACAACTATGACAAGAACATCAAGCCCGCACCAAATCCATACTACATGTTGGAAAAGTACTACGGCAACTTGTCGATTCAAGAATACCGTTCACTTCTACGCAATGAGCGTTTGTTTCTCGTCGTGGACAAACCTCTTACACGGGTGATGCCTGAGCTGCACGAGGACAACGACGACTTTATCATCAACAACAAGATTATTCCTTCGAATACGTACCAGATGAAGAAGCGAGTGCAAAAGAAGCAGACCAAAACCAATATCCTGAGCGAACGCTTTGGATTGGCTCAAAATTAAGTGACTCCTTTCAAAAAGGGATTCATATTTATTATCGATATTACCCATAATCTATTACCCATAATCTATTATCAAAGGTGTATTGTATTTATTGTGCAATACATATTATTTTATCTCACGAAAAAAACAATGCAAATACTTATTTATTATATGAATGCGTTTTTTTTATTTTATCCATATATAATAAAAAAAAAGCAATGCAAATTGACTCCAAAGCAAACGAGGAACCAAAGGGTAGTTATCTAGCGGAGATACTCAATTACATAAAGGATAACATTGTAGGACTCTCTCTGGTACTGGTGTCTTTGGTCATCATCTATGCGGTAGACCGTATTGCTATCTACAATACCGCCATGGATGCCATGGCCGCGACGATGCCTGTGGTACCAACAATTCGTTTACGACCTCATAAGAAGAAATCCTCTACCAAACTTTAAGCTAGCTTGGCCTTCGCATCACCGTTCTCTACGCGTTCTCGATAACTTTTCATGGCACCATCTAAATGACCTCGTAGCTGCTTGTAGATGGCCTGATTGATGGACGACTGGACAGGTGCCGTCGTTTGTTTCTTCAGAGGAATGCCAAAATAGTCCCGAATCACAGACACCTCATCGTAGTGAAATGCCTTGAGTTTCTCTCTAGCTTGGTCTTCGGTATAGTCTGTTTGTCTCAAGATGACTTGGATTTTGGGTTCGATTTGCTCTGTTTCTACCAAGGAAATATGGTCTGACATGATAGGGGATGGAGATTGTATGTATGCATTAGATAAATTATTTTTTAAACCATATTAAACGAATAGCTATATATTGGAATAACATACAAAATACAAAACACTTCCAAATCATGAGCCATAATCAAAATCCCTTAAATATTGCCCCTTTGATGCTTTCGGTGGAGCATGTTGTCCGTGAAGGTGTCAAACTAATGCTTGCGGAGTTCATGGAACGATACGACATGCTGGAGAGTACCCATGCTCAAATCATGAACTTGCCCTCTGTGCGTAACGAGTTAGGCCTAGTCAAAAATGCCCCAGTGATTCCTGTCTACATAAAACAAGAGAAAGGAGTCAAAGAAGTGGTTGACTTGACAGACAGCGAACTAGAAGCAGCGCACCAACGTATTCAAGAGTTGGAGGTTTCTCTAGGCAGTCGAACTGCAGAAGTGGAAGCACTGACGAAACGGTTGGAGAGGTTGGAAGAGGAATTGCAAACGGCCAAAAAACCGGTGACAAATGCAGAGAATATTCAGCTTCATAT